TTCCAGAGACAATCATTACGTCACCTTTGTTGAAGTAGTTCTCATCCAAAGTTTTTGCACTATTAGGAAATACTAATATTTGTATATCGGAAGATATATCTTCTAGTACAAGACGATACATTCGTTGACCTTTTTTGGTAGTGATCTTTTTTATATCAGTAATTATTCCGCCCACTTTAACATTGCTACCGGCAGCAAAGTTTGATAGGTCTACTATTTCTGAGGTAATTTTCTTAGAAAGAAGATCCCATATACCTATAACCGGATGACTAGTTACATAAATTCCAAGCTCATCTTTTTCTTTTTCTAAAATTTTTAATTCTTCTAAACGATTTAGATCATGATTATAAGTTGGAACTAACTCATCTAACGCGCCTGAATTAGCTAAATGCTCTAGCGTAGATTTCTTAAATACAACTGGATCGCACCTACGGTAAAAATCATGTAGCGTTAGGTAGGGACTATCTGACTGTCGACAGCTAACAATGGAGTCTGCTATAGATGCACCAATGCCGTTTATTGCAGACAATCCAAATATAATATTACTGTCATCTAGAACTTCAAAATCTATACCAGAGTAATTAATTGAAGGTGGAAGAACTGTTATTCCCAATTTTCTACAATCTGCTAAATAAAAAGATTGCTTATCTTTATTTCCAACAACGGAAGACATTAGCGATGCCATGTACTCAACTGTATAGTTAGACTTCAGGTATGCGGTGATATAACTAATCATTGCATAGCTTGCTGCGTGAGCCCTATTGAATCCATAGCCACCAAAGTACTCTATGTCAGAGAATATTTTATTTGCTAAATTTTCAGATATATCTGAATTCTTAATGCAGCCAGCGACAAAAGCAGACCGCATCTTCGGAATTTTTTCCATCTGCTTTTTACCTATAACTTTTCTTAAGTCATCAGCTTCTGCAGAAGTAAAGCCTGCTAACTCTCTAGATACACCCAAAACATCTTCCTGATATAACATAATTCCAAGAGAAGAAGACAATACAGACTCTAACTTTGGATGATCATACTTAACAGAACTTCTACCATGTTTTCTATCAATATACTCTCTATCCATTCCAGATCCCATTGGCCCAGGTCTGTGTAATGATATAAGTGCCATGATATCTTCGATGCTTCTCGGCTGAAGAGCGATCATCATTTCTCTCATAGATGTTGATTCCAGCTGAAAAACACCGGCGCAATTACCCTTACAGAGTTCATCGTAAGTTTTTTTATCATCTAGAGGAATATCATCAATATTTATACTAATAGATCTATGCTTATCAACTAATCTAACGCACTGATCTATTATCCCAAGGTTTCTTAGGCCTAGAAAGTCGATCTTCAAAAGGCCGCATTGTTCAACCCTACCCATATCCCATTGTGTAACTATGGGATTATCTATACCCTTTTGCATTATCGGTAGATACTCAGTTAAGGGGTCACGCGAAATGACAACACCGGCTGCATGAATGCCAGTCTGTCTTATAAGGCCCTCTAAGCCCTTAGCGGTGTCTATAACTGAGCGAGCAGTGGTATCGGTGCTATATGCCTTAGCGAAGTCGTCGGTCTCCATGCACTCTTGAATATTTTTTGAAATACCCAAAACAGGCGGTGGGACTAGTTTTGCAACTGAGTCTCCAACTGAGTACTCATGGCCAAGAGCTCTAGCAGCATCTCTAATTGACTGTCTTGCACCAGTTTTATTAAATGTGCATATGTGTGCTACTCTATCATTTCCGTACTTTTCTCTTGCGTAATCTATAACCTGATCTCTATACCGATCATCAAAGTCTAGATCGATGTCTGGCATAGACTTTCTTCCTTCTACAAGGAATCGTTCAAACATAAGTCCGAACTTGATTGGGTCTAAATTAGTAATGCCGAACGCATATGAAAGAATACTTCCTGCAGCGGAACCTCTACCCCATCCAACTCTAATTCCACTATTCTTAGCCCATCCAACTAAATCAGAAACTACTAGGAAGTATTCTGGAAATCCCATTTCCTTTACTACCCTTATTTCATAGTTAGCTCTATCAATTATAGACTGTGGTAGTGGATTTCCGTATCTTTTTCTTAATCCGTCCCAGGCTAATCTTTCAAAATATTCAGTAGAAGTTTCCTGTGTTGGTATTGGGAAATTTGGGAAATATATATTTCCAAAGTCCAAATTAATATCTACCATATCACAAACATCCATGGTATTCTGTAGCCAATCTGGATTAAACTTTCTCTCCATATCAGCGTAAGACTGAAGATAAAACTCATCTCCACTAAAAGAAAATCTATTGGGAGTATTTATTGTAGCGTTTGTTGCAACACATAACATAATGTCATGTGCCCTAGCATCGTGCTGATGGACATAATGGCAATCGCCGCTAGGAACAACTTTAGCTCCAATTATTTTAGCTATATCAATTAATTGATTAAATACTCTTTTTTGTTCGGATAAACCATGATCTTGCACTTCGATAAAATAATTTTCACGACCAACAATATCCTGCATTTTTTGCGCAGATTTTAAGGCGTAATCAAAATCACCTCGCAATAGTGCTTGTGATATTTCCCCGTTAAGACAACCTGATAAAACAATGATGCCATCAGAATGTTCTGAGATTAGATCATGATCAATTCTTGGCTTAACATAATAACCCTCTAAGAAAGATCTAGAGGACATTTTTATTATATTTTTATATCCAGTATTATTTTTAGCTAAAATGGTTATATGATATGGACCTCTTTGTTCCCATTCATTTTTTGCTGGACCAGATCTTTCCTCTTCATCTCTATCAAATCTACTTTTTCTTGCTTGATAGAATTCAGAACCGAGTATTGGTTTAACTCCAATAGCTTTTCCGGCGTCATAAAAGTCTAACCACGAATGTATATTTCCGTGATCTGTTGTGGCTAATCCAGCCATACCTAGAGACTTAGCTCTCTCCAGATATTGCTCAATATTACCATGTCCATCTAACATTGAGTAAATTGTATGGTTATGTAAATTAGTCCAATTCTTCATTAAATACCCCTACTGTTATCTGATCTATCTAAAGATTCATCTCTTATTTCACGGTATGTAATTATTACTACACCACCACAGTACTTACATGGAACTGGCTTACCTTCTTGTGCGAACGGATTAGACATCATATATCTGTCTGGTTGGTCCGACTTACATTCAGAACATACTCCAATTACATCATCAGGATTTTCTATACTAGACATAGTCACCCCCTTTCTCTAACGGCTTGTATGCGAATCTAATTGGCGAAGGAAGAGATTGCTCTTGTGTTTCCAGATACTTATCTCCAACTTTTATCCACTTATTTCTTTTCTCCAATACACACTCACCACAACCAACGCCCACAGAATTTGCTCTTTCACATGTATATGGTCTTCCGCCTATGCCAAGTTGTCTTCTTTTAATCCAGTCATTTATATGACTACTTGACTTCTCGAAATTGTAATCGTCGCAATGACTCAAAATTTCATGAAGGAATTTGATTGCTTCGTCATCATAAGTTAATAAAGAACATAAAAATAATCTTGCTTCATGTTCTAGGAATTTGTTAGTTTTTGCTTGATCGTATAACTTCTTAACAGCTAAACAACTTGATAGTAATCTATCTTTTGTGAATTCTTTTTCCTTTTCATCGACACCCTTGAATCCAGAAGAACCATACTTTGTAAAGTAGGCAATAAAGTCTTTTGATTTTTCTTTTTCTATCTCCAGGTTATAAGTGTGATCTCTGAACCACTCATTTGCTTTAGAATTGAATAACTGGTCCTGTACAGTATTGTCTCTTCTTTCAGAACAGTAGTCAATTATTGTTTCTATGCCCTGCTCAAGCATGCTGTAGGGTACTAGGTTTTTATATAAACCAGTACTTTGATGCTTACTTCCTTCTAGTCTCCACATTCTTCTCAGGTCGTAGACGCTAAAATCCAATGATTCTAACTTCTTTTTACTCTTTATAGTCTCTGCTATAAATCTATATATATTAGGTAGATTATTAGATGGATTAATTCCTAGCGTAACAGGCTCACATTCGATGTGAAAGCCCTTCTTGCCGGTAAAGTAAACTAATACAGCGGCTGTGGGTATGTATGAAACTAGATATTCATATAAAATCATGCAATCTTTTATAGCAACTTTTGCATCAGCATTGTCTATATCAAAGTATAGAGAGCCCAATCTAACCGCTTTATCAAGATTGGTAGAATTATAAGACCATATGGAGGTGTACAATCCTGTATTATTGTTGTCTTTCCTAAATTTTTCTATATCAGATAAGGTAACTAATACTGGCTTATCACTATCCTTTAATCTTATAACCCTATCTAGAGATGGAACATATTTGGCCAGCTCAAGATAATTCCATGATGATAGATACTTATTACTATCTGAGATCTTCATAATATTTTACATTTTATTTCTGAATTATTTATATTACCCAAACTTATTTTTTCACCCTTAAAAAACTCAGAGTAACTCCTATAGTAGGATGACTCTTCTATGATGTTCTCTAAGTTAGAAAGTATATATATTCTTTTAGAAATACGATCTTCTAACTTATTAATACTTGGTATACTTGTCATTAATAAGCTCGCTATCATCAATGATAGTATGTAATTTACTGGCTATATTGTCTGCTATATGAACTATATAGTCCATATAAGTTATTGGATAAGTCTCTGGAACTGGGGACCATGGACCTAGGTGGCAACGAATTAATCTCAGAATAGAGTGAATAGTATCCTCCTGTATATACAGAGTTGATGAATGACTATCGTTTGCAAACTCTTTATCATACTTTATACAATCTGCCACAAACTTATTTACAGTGTAAGGGTGCATCGGATCATATTGAAATGATCCCTCTTTTTCAGATGGAATGCCTTTAGTCACATCATGTAATAGGCAGGCTGCCAGAATAGTGTCTCTTTCCTCGTCCGTCAAAGAATATGAGTCTGAGATGATTGAAGCTACACGAGCAACTCTTTTTGTATGTAGTACGTTACCGCCCAGACCGTGCTCGTCTGCTGGATGATATTTTCCAGAAAAACTAGACGGTATTTCCCAAAAAATACCGGCCTTCAATAAAATTGATCTAACGAATGATTTTATTGATTCATCACTAATTAGGTTAATCTCTGGCAATAAATGAATAAGGATTTCATTTTCTTCTCCTACCAATTCACCCTTATCTTCTTCCAGAATATCATCTAGTATAGATTTCTTACTCATTTCCATCCAATCCATTTTGCACACGGTTCATCAAACGGGCATCTCTTACAGTAAGATGTAAGCCCTCTTCTAGGAACAAAAATATCTTTGCTCACTATTGTATCACACCAGTACTCTAAAGCATCTAAATCTTCGGATGTAATTTCATACTCTATGAAGTTTACAGAATTTGCCATTAAGTCAATATAGCCAAAGTGGGTATTATTAATTTTAGTCGGATGTTTAAGTTTAAATCCGAGATACATAACAGAAAAATCTACTTGATATATACTTCTATTATTATTCTTATAGTTGAATAAAAATTTAATAACATAGTTTTTATTGTCTTTTCTATATATAACATCAAACTTGTCTTCTATTTTTATTTTTCTATCAATTACCGCTACGTAATCATCACCTATCGACAAGGGTATAATATCTGTATCACTATATTTTTCATGAAACTTTAATAAGATAGCAGCTGCTTTTGTAGTTAGACTAGACAAATTACCATACACACTTTCGTGTTGTTCCGTAATAATATCATAATGATCAGATCCTTTTGGAAACCAAAGCTTTTCCCATCTATTCAGTAAAGAGGAGTAGGAAGGCGTTATACCTGCTTGTTTCTTAAACCAAAAATAATATATTATATTTTTTATAGTTGATTCAAATTTAAGAGTATTTAGTTCTCTGGAATATATTTTTTCTGGATTCTTCTCTCTATGTCGATAATCATATAATCTTTCACATGTTTGAAAATCTTTAATAGAATCTACAGTAAGTTCTAGCATCAGTAAAATCCTTCTCCTGTTAACATTTCTTTCAAGTCGGAAGACTCGTCATATGAGTCATCATTCACGACTTCATATTCTTCGTATATTTTCTTTTCATCATTATATCTGACCAAGGGTGGATCGTATAAAAATGCAGAACCTGTGATTCTATTTTTAGGTATTTGCAACTGCATAACATGTTCGTCTTCTGTCTCGTCATCTGTAAGAAGTTTTTTGTCTGTAATAAATATAGTTACGGCGCACTTCTGTTGAATAGCCAGTGAACCACCTGTGTCCGACTGTTGAACAACTTCTCTCTTTTCCTTCATTCTATTTGAATTTTCCTGAGCAGTGATGATCAAGACACAGTTCATATCTCTTGCTAGTTTCTCTAGCCTAACCATCATCTCCTCAAACTCACCCCATCTTGGCTTTCCTTTACCGCTTCCACGTGTAAACATAGATTGAATAGTATCTATTATTACAACATCAGGAAGCTTGTCCGGATGCCCAATAAGATCTCTTAACCATAATTCTAAATCTTCAAAATAAGGAGTTTCTGGATCGTGCCGAACCATTAACCTATCGCCCCACTGTTCCATTTTTTTCTTAAAGATATCTATGTAAAATTGTTTCTGACTCTTTGTCCAGGAATCTGCTTCGGCATAAACATTTCGACCTATTATTTGAGTCATTAGGACTCTTTCCCAGTGACCTATTGCCTCTTCAAAATTAACATATAGAACTCTAAAACCTGTATCTAACCAATGATTAGCTAGACACTTAGCAAAAGTGCTCTTACCTTTACCAGACGGTGCGATTATCGCATGAACTGCGCCCTTAAAGAATCCCCCATCATCAGTATATCCCATAGCTCTATTCAAAGCTTTAAACTGTGTTGGAACAAAGTCCGGTATTTCTAATAAGTTTTCAGCTCTTGAAAGAATATCGTTAGCAGTTGTCAACTTTGTAAACGGATCATACTTTATTTGATTTTGCAGATCCTTAATAGCAGAGGTAATCTCACTAACTCTATTAATATCTTCCTGGGTCTTGGAACCCTTCTTATTAAGAAGAATTTCTAATTCTAAAAGAAAATTAATTTGCTTACGCTTATTAGCCTTATACTTGATGAGCTCTAGTACCGATTCCTTAGTAGATACACTAACGCCAAGTATATAATCCATTAATTCTGATACCTGGCTATGACCACCTATAGACTCATAGGTATCTGTTTCTGTAGAAAGCCAAGATCTAAAAGCTATTGGATCTACTATGTTTAGATTTGTAGATTCATAGAATGAAATAATTGCTGAATATAATTCATGCGTACCACTTTCACCATGAATTTTTCCAACTAAATCTTTTGGTAGGTTTTCATAGAAATACTTTACTGCACCTTCCTCTTTTAGGCATAGTGCTATTGCCTGATACTCAACTGGTGCTTCACCCAGTTGTTCAGCTTCTTCTATCGTCATCAATTTTTGAGCCCTTTATTTTTCTATATAAACTTTTTTTGTACTCAGAATTTTTCTTTTTCATATTCTGATAATATTGAGAAGAAGTTATAGATTTTGCTTTTGGTTTTTTATCCAGCTTTGGACTATTCCTAATAGCTTCAAGCATCCTATTATACACGCTCAGCTCATTCAATGAGTCGTTGTACCTAAATACAATTAATGTAATTCCATTTTCCTTACACCACTCCGCTTTTCTTTCATCTCTTTTTTGAGCTTCTAAAAATTCGTACTTAGAATTAAAAAATCTACCAGTATAATAGAAGTGCTGACGACCATGATATTCAGCTGCTAGGGAGTAACTAGGACAATAAACATCTAACTTTAGCTTATCGCCTATATGGTATTCATTAACTATTACTTCATTAGGAAGTAGTTTTTGCATGATGCCGGTTAGCGCCGTTTGGCCTCTAGACATTTTTTTTCTAGAGTTCTTAAGCCAATTCAAACCTAATTGATTTATCTTTTTATTAACGTCAGCTACTGGTACGTCTAATTCTCTAGATATTTCTGAAATAGATTTATTGGTATCCATCAATAAATCTATCAGAAATTCTACATCATCTTCTTCTAGTCTTTTGTTTTTTTCTTTCATTACTTATTTTTGTCAAAAGGTATTACCGGTGCTTTACTAAGACTCAAAACTTTTCCAGTATCTATGATAGACATGTTTAGATTATCCCACGCTTTAGATAATAGTGCTAAACCAAACACTCCACAGTCTAGCAGGCAGTACTCTGCGCCACCCTCAAATTCAGATAATTGCGAATATATGTTGTCTAATTTATCATAATAATTATGATAGGGAACATTTATTACGTGACTGTCAAAACCAAAGTGTCTTTGCGCTACTTTTTTATCATGAAAAGTAACAATTACTTTTGGGGTATTTTTTATATAAAATTCTACAAATGACGTATAGATATCTTTATTATTTAGATAATAGTATTCAAAGACATTTGAATATAAATAGTTAGTATTCTTACTAAGACCTACCTTGAAGTGTTTTCCACTTTCTATATCTGACACCAGAGTATGAGATACAGCCTTCATTATTCTTTTATCTGTATTCTTCAATGAAGATACTATATTTTTTGCAAAATTCTTTGGGAAAGGATTTTCGCTATTCTTACTTAATGCAACTATTGATGACTTTGGTATGTTGATATAGCCAAATTTTTCATGACCATTCATAGCCGTGGTAAGGTTTATTAGTGATTGAACTGGATTTAAAACAGTCATATGAGTCTCCTATTAGATGCCAAAATTTCCCCAGTTAATTAGCACTGGGTTTTTATCGATAATTGAATTAATGTGATTTAATGCATGAAACTCTCCACCATCTAAATGGGAATATCTTTCATACTTAGCTGCCTTGTCTTCATCTTTAATATAGCCTAAATGCTTCATAATTAGACCAGAATCAAGCCAAAAGTTTTTCTTTGAAATCCATTCGCGGACATAAGTTGGCTCCGACCCACATGCTAACTTCTTATTTAAGAAACCACCATTTTCTATGAATCTAAATATTCTTGAACTATTAGTAGGAGCCCATAACTTATCTACTCTATACTGGTTTTCATTCCACATGTGATAAAATCTGACATTAACAACATCATACGGGGAAGAGTTTAGTGCCTGACGAATATCTAAATCATTAATGTGATGAAGCATTTCATCACAGTCTATGGCGATAATCCAATCACCAGTTTTTGCGTACTTTTCTAAATTACCCCAGGCAAAGGCTCTGAGCTTTCCTTCATGTACACTGAATAAATTTTCAGGAGTTTGGTAAACGTCAGCGTACTTCGCTGCGATTTCTGGTGTATTGTCTGTAGAACAATCATCAGTAAATATAATTTTATCAACCTGAGTTGATAGTCTTTGTAAAACTTCCTCTAAGAATCTAGAGGATTCATTTCTTCCAATCATTTGTGCGTATATCATATACACCTTACTCTTAAAGTAATTAGGGGGAGGATTTACCTCCCCCTAATTATATCGGACAGTATTATTGTCTATAAAGTTCAGTCAACAAACTGCTTACGAGCTTCAACGGCGGAGATGTTCTCAATCTCTACATCCTTGAAGATTACCTCGCCAGGTGTTCCAGCGGGACGACGGCTGCTCATAGCAAGCTTCTGAGCATCAGTCTTGTTATTGGCCTTAACAAGCGTTGTTGTTGTTACTGTGAAATACTTGAACTTATTGTCTGACATTACTAGCCTTTCGTTTAATTTGATGGATAATTGATTGCGATATATTCTATCGCATCTTGCATCGATGATGCAAGTTTTGTTGCCATATATTTTAGATATACTCTATTTTTATTAGAGTCACAGCAGAAAATTACTGCTGGCTGATTATTAAACTTAGCCCAAGCAAGTTCAAAATCAGTACCTATATATGGACGATTTGGTATCATATATTCTACCAGAAGAATGTCTGCTCTGCGTTGCATAAACAGATTTTTTTCTACAATTTCTTCTGGAGTTTCGTAATCACGATCAGCAATGGAGGTTGGATCTAGTACATCGTAGCCATTAAGTAGGAGTATATCAGTAGCTTGCTTTCTCCAACTCGTGGCATAAGAACCGACTTCCTCTACTGCTCCTGATAGAAATACTTTAATCGGCATAGGCTACTCCTGGCCAAAAATATTCCATATCCGATGGATCATCAAAGTACTGACTGTAGTAGTTAAAGTCTTTTCTGAGTAAATTAGATCTGTGGGACTTATGTAAGCGATCATCGCCAAACCAAGGTGGCATGACTAATAAGCCTGGCTGAATTTGCTCATAGGCCATATTATTTTTGTAGCCTCTTTTTTTCCATTCGCGTATTGTTATATTCTGATATAGCTGCAGAGCTGACTCGTACCCCGTCCACATAACTGTAACTGGATGGTTGCGCCAACCTTTTGTGGGAGTTCTACTCAAAAGAATATTTAAAACCTGAAAAGTTTCAACTCTTTGCTTACCTAAACGCTTATAATCTAATACTTCTACAGACTTCTGAAAGTCTGCATACGGTAGGAATGTCTGCACTTTAATCCTTCTTGAACTCTGACCAGGTTTTGTCGCCTACACCATAATACTCTCTAGCAAGACCTGCCGCAACTATGTCT